GTAATCGCAAGGGGGTGAAGAAATCATTAAGATTTATTGGACAAAACCAAGGAATTAACCTTAAAGTCTCCTATCTTTCATTCTTAATTAATAATACTTTGTTATCTTTAAGTAGTGATAAAAATTATAAAATATATATTTTCTTAAATACTTTTATTTAAATATTAGGTGTTCCAGAATTCATTGGTCTGACTATAATATGTGAAACCCTAGATATTAAAAATACATGTCATACATTTTTACAAGGTAAACCAATATTTGATTTACTAGATTTTATGTCATCAAGTATACCTAAAGAATTTACTACTAATAAAACATTACACATATTTTTAGCAGCTACAACTAAAAATGCAGCAGGACAAGGTATATGCTATAATCTATGTTTATATGCATTAAAAAAAGCTAAAGAAAATGGATATAAATATGCTATCGCAGAACTTACCGCTCCAGGTACACAACATATATTTATTAATAAACTAGGATTTACTATACTAAGAGAATTCGATTATAATAGCTATGGTAAAGAATTTATTACACTTAATGGTAAATGCATTCTCGCAGGAATACATTTAGAAGAAATTACATTTTAAATAATTACATTTTTAGAATTATATATTTTTAAGAATTACAATTTTAAGATTTAAATATTTTTAAATAATTACATTTTTAAAGAATTACATTTTAAGAATTATATATTTTAAGATTTAAATATTTTTAAATAATTACATTTTTAAAGAATTATATATTATAATAAAAATAATAAGAATTATATATCCCTAGGTCCATCACATTTACTAAACCTATTATTATTACCACGTTGACTTAACCAATTTATTTGCTGATCTGTCATACATACACAACCTTTACTTGTACTATAAATCGATGGACAACAATCTAAACTTGCTTTATTATTCGAAAACATAAACATCTGTGATGGTGAATTTGGATCGCCATCAATTGTTGATGCTGAAGGATCATTATCAAATGCTTGAACAGCACTTATAGGTATTTCTGGTACATTAACACCTTGTACAATCGCTAGTTGCTCTTGAGGAATTATAAATTGTTGTTTTTGTTGCTGATTCAATTGCTGTTGACAACTACTGAATCTTTCAAATATTGTTTTACGATTATCAACATAAATATATACTAAACCAAACAATATTAATAATAAAATGATTAAAAAATAATTACCTACACATGATCCTGCCATTTATTATTTATTTAGAAAGTTTATTTTGCTTTTACTTTATACTCTTTCTCAAAATCTGAAAGATTTATTAATTTTATGCCAAGCTCATTCGCTTTATCAACTTTTGTAGATTCTTCGTCATCTTTTCGAATTACAAAACTAGTTTTACTACTAATACTCGTATTCACTTTTCCACCATTTGATGTTATGAAATCCTCTAGAATCTTACTACGAAATCCAGTAAAGACAAAGATTTTGTCTATAAATAACTTAGCTACCGGGGCAGGAACAATAACTGTAGAACCTGCAGGCCCTGCAGGTTCTGGTTCTTGCTCTTTTTTATTATCATATAAACATTCTAAACCATTCATCTTCTTAAATTCTATAAACTTAGGTAAATTTGTTATAAATAACTGTGCCGTTTTTTGCTCAATTCCTTTGATCTGTATTAACTCTGTAATCGATGGTATATAATTATTACTAATTATATTCGGATATATATCAGTGATTAACTTAATTTTACGAGATCCCATTCCACGTCCTAGAGTATTCGAGGCATTCATTAATAATACACAATCTACATTGTTTTTCTTTGCTTGTATTCCATCAAATAATTTATCTGCCATTTTACCCTTAAAACCATCAATCTTCAAAAAATCTGCCTTCTTCATTTCTAATATACTCTTTACCGTTATAAAGCCTCCGTCAAATATCTTCTTTAAATTACCAGAACTTAAACCTGTAATTTCAAGCTTGTCAAAGAAATATTCTAAATTTTTATATTTTAAAGTTATATCATCTCCTTTAGCAGATTCTTTAATTAATATATCAACACCTGTCTTTGTCCAATCATACTCCAAATCTGGCATTTGACCTTCACCCGTCTCGGAAACAGATATTATACTATCAATATATGGTATTACATCACCAGATCGCATAATAATAATCTTTGATCCTGGACCAATTTTATTATCTTTTATAAACTTACCATTAAATCCATGAGCGCGCCTTATCATTACACCTGCAAGATTTATACCATTGAAATTTACTACTGGAATTAAATAACCATCCTTTGACATATTCCATTCAACATGTGTTACAATAACTTCAGCTTTCTGCATCGTATGCACTGATTTAAATGCAAATCCATATTTTGGATTTGATGACATTCTTTTATGAATTGCATTATGCATTACAACTATACCATCAACCTCAAATTCACTTATATCACGGCGTTTAACTAAAATCTCTGATAATTTACTTGTATTTAAATTCGATTCAGTTAAAACCTCATTATATACACATTTAAAACCTAATTTACTGATTTCCTTCATTTGATCCTCTGGTGTCATCTTTGGATATACTATTTCATATGCTACAAATTGTGTCGAATTTGCTATATTCAAATCAGGAATCTTTGAATTTATTAAACCAGCTACCATATTCCTAGCATTTGCCATTTTGTCCTTGAATTTATCATCAAAATCCTTCTTTGAACAAATGATTTCCCCTCTAATCGCTAATTCTTTTGCACTTAAATTTTCAGGTATATTCTTTATGAATGGTAATAAATGTGTTAAATTTTGTCCAAATGTACCATCTCCACGAGAATAAAGTGTTACTGTTTTACCTTTTATATAAATCATACCTGAATTTCCATCAAGTTTATCACTAATAACATATGTATCTTTATACTCTTTCTTAAACTTGTCTAAGATTTTTTCATCTGTCTTTATTTTATCTAGACTTCCCATAAAATAAGGTAACTCAACCTTTTTATCTTCATCTATATTACTTCCAATATTTTTAAGAATAGGATGTTTTGGATTAACTGATTCTAAATATTCCCTAATTAAATCAAATGTATTATCTGAAAATAATGGCTTATCACTATTATAATAACTATGATTTGCTTGCTGTAAAATATTTGCTATATCATTCTCTTCCAATTTTTTAAGAATTGGAATCGGATCACTTGTTAGCGACTTTATAAAAACTTTTGTTAATTTCATAATTATTTATATTTAAGTATATATTTAAGTATATATTTAAATATTAATTAAAAATGAATTTCTTATTTAATATTTATAATTATATAATCAATTTTTATTTTAGAATTGAATTATTTTATAAGATATATTCGCATTCTTTTAAATGCAAGTATTTTAATAACAAAATTATTAAAATTTCTTTATACGATTCTTATAATCATAAATATACCAATTTATATAATTATAACTCAATCTATAAATTAATTTATTCTTATCTATTTAACCATAATCTTATTAATATTGATAATCAATGTATCTTCGCTAATGATTTCATTTATATTTATACATATATCAAAAATAATAAAATATATAATGTAATCGCTAATACATTTATAGAATCTGATAAATTAGATGAAATTGATCTAATTTATATTAATTCCGATTTTATTTATGCCGTTGTTGATAACAAATATGATATTACTCATTATTTACACGATTTTAAATCGTCACTATATATTAATAAAATAATTAATACTGCTGATTTTGTTTATGCATTGTCACGCTATTATAACGATAGTATTAACTTAAATAAATATTCTGAACTTAATATTATGATGGATAATGATTATAATGAACATATATTTAAAGAAAAAGATATCTTAAATATTATACAAAATGCAAAATGATGAAGAAAATTTCATTAATGATATTTGGAATATATATTTTCACGATCCATACGATACTAACTGGAATACATCCAGCTATATTAGAATAGGTAATGTTAGCAGTACACAAGAATTCTGGCTTCATCATCATCAACTTAAAAATAAAATTAGCCAAGGTATGTTTTTTATTATGAGAGAATATGTTTTCCCTATGTGGGATGCTGAAGAAAACCTTAATGGTGGATGTCTATCCATGAAAATTCTTAAAGAAAATATGCCTGTGGTATGGGAAGAATTATCCATTAAATTACTAGGAGAAACATTATTAAAAGAAGAACATCGTTCTAAATGGAACCTAGTGAATGGTATATCTACTAGTCCGAAAAAACATTTCTGTATTGTTAAAATATGGCTCAAAGATGATTCATTAAATACTAAAGATTTCTTTGATCTTTCACTCAACTATTACGGCGAAATGTTATATAAATCTAACTTAGATAATATCAATAGCGATAATATCAAAAAAATTGACTAAATAATTATTACTTCTGTAAAATTTTCTTCTATCAACGGTTCTTGAAAATTCTTTTTATAAATATAATAAACTATATTCGGTACTATATTTTTTCTTTGCTTATTTCGTATTAATGATTCTTCAAATGATGTCGATATATGCACACACTTAATAGGTATATTATGCTCTTTCGCAAAATTTATATATTCACTACGTTTCTTTTTCGTTCCATTTGTTGCATCAAATACAATTGATTTACCTTCTTTTATATATGGTATTGATGCTTTTAACATTTTTTTTAAATTACTTTTATAATCATCACCATGAATTATTATATAATTATCATTATAATGCTCTTCTGTAAAAGTTGTTTTACCTGAACCAGGATATCCAACTAAAATAATTATCTCCTGATTTGTTGACATTTTTTATAATAAATAAAATAAAAATAATAATAATTTCAATTTTTATATAAAAATTTATAAAAATAATTAATTTATTTGGTTACATTCGTACTAGGAACTAATGCCAACTTAACATATCCTAGACTACTTACTGGATATTGTACGATAATCGGATAATCATTCTTCAAATATAACTCTACTGCTGTACACAAATTTGTACATTTCGTAAATAATGCTAGGTATTTCAAATTAAATATACCTTGAATAATTTCATCCTTCTTACTCGTTATTGTACTCCCATTCTCATTGTCTGCTAAAATCGTCTCTTGACTACAAAAATCTCCCTTACAAGATAAAATTAACTGTGTACCAATATTTTTAATCTCAACAAACTCTGCAATATTATTCATATCTCGAATAATCTTCTGAAAATCTACAGAAGGTAACGTTATTACTGTGTTAAATTCAGCAGGATCAATAGATATCTTACGATTATCTAAATCCAATAAATTTAACTTATAAGTTGTCTTTGTATTCTTTTCTCCATTTTCAATCTTTATTCCAAGATGATTCATATCAGAAGACTCTATATAAAGTGTTAAAGTATCATTACTATTAATTGTACGAATTAATTTATATAAATTTAACATATTAACACCTACAATAATTCGTTTTTCACAATGATAATATTCAAATTTACAAGCATCCAATTTTAAATGCACCAAAACTGCATGAATTGTATCCATTGTTACTAGTTTTACCCCTGTTTCATCAAATTCTAAACTTACATCATTTAAAATTTCACGCAATGCCTCTGTTAAAATCTTTATTGAAGCTGATTGAACTGTTCGTAATTCTAATTCATATGATTCTTTTGCCATTATAATATTTTATTATAGTAAATTATTCTTAAGTACTTTTTATTCTTAAGTTTAAATCTATTTATTTTAATATTTCAAATTTCTATAAATGGGAATAGAATCTGTTGATATTGATATTATTATGAGACAAACTGGTATTAATGATCCTATTAAAGTTAGAAAACTTTATTTTAAAAATAAAAAAAATATATCTTCTACTATCCTTGAACTTATGTCTATTGATACACATGATAATGATATTAAACCAAAAACTCAAATAGAAATTCTTAGAAATATTCTAGATGAAAAAGAAAAAATATTTCAAAATAAAAAATAAATAAATTATATTAATGATAAGTTAATTTCATTGAACTCTCTAGCGAATTTGAATTATTTATTAATGGCTTATTACGCTTAAACAAAATCTTCTCTTTATACCTATTAATACGATCATTATCAATAGGAATATACTTATACTCATTATTTAACTCATACTCATTAATTTCTTCCAACTGCTGTGTAATTGAAGTCATCGGCGGAAAATTTAAAGTTATTACACGATTTGTCTTGAAATACTCTCGAAATTTATCAATATCTAAATGACCCCCAAATATCTTCAATGATAATATATCAGGCGCTGGTTTAACAAATGTACCTATATTCATCTTTCGACACATCAAATTTATTAAATTATATCGCTCCCACATCTCATCAATATTATCAGTCTTCTTAAAATTATAAGCTGATGCACACTCCAAACTACAAAAACATCCATAAACCTCAAAACGTTCATTGAAGTAATTTATTGGTATACCAAATGGTGCATTATTAAATCGATGGCAACACCAATAACATGATATTGAAGTATTCGTAGGCCATTCATTGTTTTTATTTTTCTCCTCAAAATCTTTTAATAATTCTAATACACGTATATCCATAATTTGCTTGTCATTCTCATTAATAGTGTCTTGAACACTATCATCTAATTCATTCAAATTATTATTTAAATAATCACTACAATTATATGCATAAGGTTGATCATCTATAATACGCTGATCTTCTTCTTTTGTTTGTATCGTATTTTGTATATTCAATTTTACTATTATATTTTCATCATCAGATAATGTTGAATTATTAGGTGGAGATGTTGCCTCAAAAGCATTGTAAACATATTTTGGTTTTCTACCACGTTTCCCTTTTACTTCTGTATTATCTTTCTCTACTTTTTCAGTTGTTTCAGGTTCTAGTACTACTATTTTATCACTTTTAGGACGTCGACCTCGTTTCTTTTTAACATCCTGATTTTCTAAAACTTCCATTAACTATATTAAGTAACATTTCCTTAAATACTTTTATTTTATTATTTTTTAGATTTTCTAGATTTTCTAGATTTTATAGGAGACTTAGTCTTACCACCAAATTTCATTACAGGAGGCTGCTGTTGCTGTTGCTGCTGCTGTTGTTGCTGTTGCTCTGCTGTTAACATTGCTTTCTCTTTATTATAAGTATCTCCCCATTGTGCTAATGAATTCTTGAACTCTGTCTGAGAATTTAATAGTTTTGCTGCCTCTCTACTATATTCAGGATTCTTACCAAATAATACTTTTAATTTCTCAGTTTCTGTTAAAAAATTCTTTGATAAACTTGCTATGTTCTCTTTTGTAATCTCTGATAAATAACTCAATTCTTGAGCATCTAAAGGCTTACCTAATGCCTGCTCTGCTCTCTCAATTTGAGTTCTTACTACATCAAAAGTCTCCATATACATATTTAATACCTTACTCACATCTACTATTATATCCAAATTTGCTATATAACTCTTACTTAATTGCTTATTGAATTTTGCTATTTCTTTATACTTTGATAACTCACCTATATAATTTGATGTAGTCTTTACCATCTTAGATTTCATATTATGCATCTCTGCTACTGTATTCTTCTTATCTATATTATAACCAAATGATGATGCCTCTTCTTTCTTAGGTTGACCTAACATTCCTGAAAGCCATGATGCCATTATATTAATTAATTTAATATAAGAGAAAAAATAATTTTTATTTAATTTTTATAAAGCATATACTACACCAGCTAAACCATTTGATATCCTCAATATATTATAATTTGTAACATAAAAAAAACTATCATACTGATAATATTTATTTGTTGGCATATTTAAATTTAATATCATCTGTATCTTATTTATCTTTGACATATTACATGAACCTGTAGGCTGAAATAAATCCTCTGGTGTTATTGAAAAACTATATAAATTTATACCATCTTTACATCCTGTATGATGCTGAAATGGCTGCACATATGAAAAATATTCATAAGATTTCTCTGTCAATCTCTCCATTCCATTAAATAATATACTCGCTGATCTCATTATATTTCGCATTCGATCTGTATAATCAAACCAATTATTCCAAATTGATACATCATTCCTTTTACAAACCCAAATAATCTCTTTAACAGGATTTGATAACACTAACTCTAAATTATTATTATTTAATAAAGATGTCTTTGGAATCATTGTTAACTGATTTATTAAATATTCTATAGGCTTATAAGCAAAAAACATACGTTCCTTCTGATCTAAATATATATAATTTACCTCTAAACGTGCCTTTATATCTAATATTGAACTTGATACCAAATATCTATTATTACCATTTGTCACAAATTTCTCTAATAAATGATTAGGATTTGATGGATCAGGGGCATAGTGATTTAATATTCCTGATCTCTTATAATTTAATTTATATAATTGATATATTGGCTTTATCTGAATCACTATCTCTACTTCACTATATTGTAAACTTATTAATGGTAATGCATTCGCTAAATCAGTATTAAACCAAAATGTTAATGGTAAATATAATGTGCGATTTCTTATAGAAGGTTTTGCTGGATCTGCTGATACAGGATATTCATTACCTACACGATATTGCATAGGAATTAATGTATGATAATTTTGCATAAAATAAAATTGCTCAGGATTCGTAAATTCAGGAACATTTCCTATCATCCTATTATATACATCCCTTTTATCAACACCATACGTTAAATTATTTAATATATGAATCCATTCACCATTTTGATGGTCAATTCTATTGCCACCTATTGATATATAAATATCGTCAATCATCGCTTCAGCTAAATTCTCGATCCATCTGAACTTCCATAAATTATCTGATAATATATCTGGTAACTCAAATACAAAATATACTTGTCCTACTAAATCAGCATTACGATCTAGTTTAGATCGTAAAATAGTTGTATCATAGATATTTACATCTGTTCGATTTAACGCAACGGTTATACTTTCCATTGAAAAATTTGTATGAGTTTTATATACCTTTTTAAACATTGTTATTTGTGGATTTGTATTCAAATAAACATTTGCTTGACCATACGCTACTAACTGTAACAAACCACCAGCCATTCTTCTTATTTATTTACACAAATTTGTTTTTAAATCAGTACTTATTATTAATAATTATAAATATCTATTTTATTATAAGATGAAATAAATCCAGGTTTATTATCTGATGTACTAGCATCATCCTTCATCTCAAAACTTGGAGGACCTTTCTCAAATATTGAACTTATATCCTTCTGCGATAACGCATAATTATAATAACTCATATTCGCTACTTGCATAAAATCTTTAGGTTGTGTTATATTCGGAAATAAATGTAAATCTCCCTCATTCTGTCGTAAATAATTATTCTTTAATAATGGATTTGTTGAAGCTGATACTGACTGATAAGGAAAATCATTTATATATAATGTCACCTTTACACCATTTTCACTCGTCTGGACATATGAAAAATTATCCTCCAATACATAGGTTATTAAATACCAACTTAATGGCGACAAACTTAATAAATTCTTGCGACTCTTTGTATCCACTTTTACATCCATCTTTGTTGATGGATCCTTACTCGTATTAAATTCTATAATCATATTATCATAAGAATCGCCAAATTTAATTAATGGACATTTTATCATATAATCTGGCTCGCTATCAGTACTATCCATTGCCTGTAAATTCTTAGTAGCTAAATCATAAATACCCTTTTTATACTTATTTTTATCTCCTCTTAATAGAATTACTAGATCCTTGTAATTTGATGAATCTGTATCATTTATCTTCATCCAAAATTGATAACTAAATTGAGCACCTCCATTGTCATTTATAGATTTTCCCAATTTCTTAAAATTTGATGATAAAGGATTTATCGTATTATAAGTTCTACCTGATAATTTCATGATACCTGATTTTCCAATAGTAATAGGGATTTTTTCATTCTGTTTTACCTTGTTGTTTAACATTACTACCAACGAATCTGTATTCAATATTAATAAAGTAATTATATATAATACTAAAACTATTACAATACCACCAATTACTTGTAATGTAATAAACAATGCTTTATTATCTTTTATTGCCATTATTATTTAATTATATCTTAGATATAATTACTAGAAAAAATATAAATTTTTAAATATTATAAAATAATTACTACTTATACCAAATCCGTTTTAATATGCTTAAAAATATAATCAAATTTTTCCTGAGACCATCCACATGAACCAATTGAATCATCATTATATAATATACTTTTATCAGCTGTATTAAATTTAAAATTCATTACCATTTTTATTATAGTTAATTACTACTTGCCGATGAACTACCAATTTTATATACTGGAGATCTTACAGAATATTGACCAGCTCCAATTAATGATAAGAAACTCTTTGTAAATGGTCCTACATTATATATCTTCTTTATATCATCCGATGATACTGCGTAATTGAAAAAATCAAATTTACTTAAATATCCACTAATCGTTATATTATGTGTTCCTGTAGGATTCTTTCCTAAAAAGATATTACCTGCTGTATTATCTATAATTAAATTATAATCTATTTTATTACCATTTGTATTAACTTCGGCTGTCTTTAAACTCTTAAATTCATCAATCGATTTTACACTATAAATTTCTCCATCCATATATATGGTTACCATCTTATTATCTACAATAATTGAATAATTTACCCAACGTTGTAATGGTACGTAATCAACAGTCATTATAATATGCTTATTATTATTATCATTCAATGTTAAGTTTTTATTCAAAAAATAATTATTCGTCTTTACTAAACCTATATCTGCATCATAATTTGTATTCGGCTCAGATCCTGAGGTTAATACTGAATTCTGTGTCTTTAATACTATATACATCTTATTTGACATGTCATCCATATATACTATAGGATTTGCTGAAGCTACACTACTATCATCGGAACGATACCATAACATCTTTTGAGATCCTGGTGTTTGACCATAACTATCTAAATATACCCAATAACTATAAGTATATTCTCGGCCTACTACAGGAACCGGTATACCATCACCTTCTATACTCTTTGGAGTATTATTTCCATCTAATTTAATAGGAGCTTTTGATAGAGTCTTGGCTTTTAATCCTCGTCCTTTCATTGAAAATATTATGAAAACGATTACAATTATAAAAATTAATAATACAATTCCTATAAATATTACAACTAACATATTCTTCTTTAAAAAATCTTGCATTTTTCCAACAATTCCTGCACTTGATGAACTAGCACTTGTAGCAAGCCCTGCATTTGTGACAGGTCCTACATTCTTTGGTGCAGCATTTGGTGCTTTTACTGCTGCATTAGATATTTTTGCATTAGGTGATGCCATTATTTGATTTAATATTATAATAGAAAATTATATTTTCATGAAATTTTTAAATACCTACTATTACTTTTGCACCTAATGGAAGATCTCTTAAAGTTGAAATATATTCTGAATATGTATCTTTAGAATTTAACCTTAAAAATGTATCTATCCTCTTCCTGTTTTCTTCAGTATTATCATACTGAAGACATTTACCTTTATACGTTTTTATCTTTTTTTGTAAAAAATTTAAATTCTTGTAATCTGAATTCCTAAAATTCCATAAATCCTCATACTCTCTACGCTTTTCAACAAAATCTGTCTTCTGTGTCTTTAATTTATATTCTCTCTTCGCATCTTTTAATGTTTTATTCGTTAAATACTCATCTATATCATAGATATAATCAAATTCTAAAGGTCTTGTAAAAATTTCTCGAATCTCTAATTGAACTGGATCATATTGATCCAATTTTTGTAAACTTATATTACCAATCGTTTTTACTATATTATCTACAGGCTTTCTATATTCTCTTAATGTCGGTACAATACTTTGAGATATCGTACCTAATTTTTTCCTATAAGAATATATATCAGAAAATTCTCGATTTACTGTTGCTAATTTATTTGGATTTCTTAAACCTACAGTAAATAATTCTCGGAATATCTTTTCTTTCATATCTGGTGGTAATGAATCTATATCTTCCAATATAGATATTACTTTTGGTGATGTTGTTGATGACATTTTATTTAATAAAATATTTTTAAAAAAATCCTTCACATCGACCTCTTACAGATGTCCAAGGAACATTTGTATATCCTTTGTAATCTATTAATTTCTGATTTGTAGGTTCAACTGATAATACACTACATTTATCCTTTAAGGTTACTAATTCTTTAGAATTTGATATCTTATTTAACCATAACTTTTCATACTTTTGAGATAAAGTAACACTTGTAGTATCATCATGCTTCGTTGGTAATGCTACAGTACTTGGATAAATCTTCATCATATTAACGTTATTATTAACATCTGTTACACGATACTCGTTTGAACAATAAGGTTCTCCTGATTCGTTATCGAATTTTTTAACAAAATAATCTGGACATTCTGAAAATGGTATATAGTATTTCCTTTGATCTCTTAAACTATCTAGCGATTTCTCAAACTTTATAATCTTATAAATACAATATCCTATAATTGCAAATATACCTGTTTCAATTATTGCAATTAAATAAATATAATCCATGAAAGCTTGAAATGCTAATAATACTAAAAGACCCAATGATATTATTGCTGCTATTATTGTATACACTAATGTATTTTTATAAGAAATCTTCTTATTATCATCCATTTTAATTATAATGGATAAATTAAATAAAAAATAAGTATTAAAAGTATTATTTATTTTGGTTTTGGTTGTTCCATTAATTTATTGAAAAATTCAACTGTACTTGTATAGACTACTGGGATTTTATCTGCTTCTTCTAGTGTAATTATATGATCTTTATTTTCTTCTTTAGTAGCACCTCCTACTTGTCCAATACAAAGATCTTTATCTTTACAAAATTTAATATCTTTATCTTTCATTTCTTCTAAAACTTTTTTCATATTGTTTTTATAATAATTGTGTCTATATATTACAGAATTTTTTATGTTTTCAACAAATTCTAGATACTTACCTTTAATATCATTTAAATATTTCAATTTTTCATTATATTCTATATCTATATTTAATAATTCTATATTTGTTTTATTTATAATAATATTTAAGCTATCTTTATATTTTTCATTATCTGTTTTATTTCTTTCTTCTGTAAAATCTTTAATTTTTGTGTTTAATTTCTCTGTCTCTTGTTTTTTAAAATTACATTTATTAATAGTTATACTATTAATTATAACTTTAACTGGATTTATTGCTAGATTTATTGCTTCTTCTAGTGTTTGTATTGGTTTTATTAACTCTACCATTTTTTTTATATCTGTGCAATTAATATTAGGCATTAATTTATCTTTAAAAAATGGATCATCCATTAAATCTAAATGATTCTTAGGGTTTAATGAATGAAATTCATTATCTATACGATCTGCACGTATTGTATAATTTAAACAATGATATACATCTGTTCTAATGATTTTATTATTTACAATTCTTATATTATTATAAATATCTTTATTTGCTAAAATACAATCTACAAAGAAACCATATAATACATCTTTATAATGTTCTTCTTTTATTTTAACAGCAATATTTTCTTCAAAAGAAAGATAATATAAATCTTTATTTTTATCACTATTTTCATATTTAAAAATTTCATATTTATATGTTTCTAAACCATAAACTTCTCTATAAATATTAGCTGCTATCATTTCATTTAGCATTCTCTTAAATTTCTGATTTAATGTACTTACATTATGAAACTCATATAATTTTAATATCATATTTTTAAATTCATAATATCGTATAGATGTTGTACTAAACATATATGAATCATTATTAAACATATGATTTAGTTTCTTTATTTCTTCATTTGAACTTTTACTAAACGGAATATCTATTAATTCATATTTTTTACTATCTTCATTTATTGCTAAATATCTTTCTTTAGTAATTGTTAAATCAAAAATTTCAGTTAATTCACATATATGATATTCATAATTATCAATGGTAGATTCAATAGTATTTAATATTTTTATTACTGATCCAATAGGTAATACAAGTTCATCTTGTCTTGTATAAAATTTTATGATTTGAGAATAATATTCTTTATTTATTTGAATAATATAAATATGTTTTTTTAAATTTTCATTTACTAATCTTGCTTTTGAAAAAAATAATGGAATTTGCTCAGATGTTGATACTGAAAAAAATGTTAAAGTAACAAATATATCTTCAGTATGTAATTTCTGAATTGTCCCATGAAATGTATAAAATGATGTATATGTATATGCTGGATTTGAATTATTATATATTTTTTGTTCTTCTATATATTTTTTATATTCTATAAATCTATCCATTAGATATATAAATCTATTTAATATTCTTGTAAAATCCTTTTCATCTTTATTAGAATCATCATTATTATTAATTGTATCATTATTATTTATTAAATTAATTAAAGCTAAATTTAATAGTGTACTATTTTGTGTATAATGTCCATATTCATATGTTTCACCAGTTACATAATATTTGTAAGATTCTTCAGATTCTTCTGATTCTTCTAATTTAACATCATTTCTCATATAATTAGGACTAATAGGGATAGGATTTTTAATATGATATTTAATTATATTATTAGTATTAAATATTAATATATTTTTATTATTTATTATAAATCCTCTTCTAATATAATATTCTTTTTGATTATCTGAAGTATAATGTTTAAATCCGTTAAAAATATTATTTGTATCATATAAATATTTAAATTCATTTGTTACTTCTAATTCTTTATAAAATTTATTATGGTTAAAAAATATAATTTTATTATAATTTTTATCAGTAAAAAAGTTTGTGCATTTTTTTATATTATATTTTGGTATTGGTGTTAAATTCATAAATTTATCATGATTAAAACCTTCTAAATATAACATTTTTTTTATTGGTTCTGCTTTTATTTGTTCCTCTAATATTTTTTTTAAAGCTTGTACATTTGGTTTATATTCATAATAATAATAAACAATATAACCACTTAAATGATTATTATATATTTTAAACAATATATATTGATCTATATCATATTCATATGGAGTTTTTATTATTGTATCTAAAATTTCAACAACTAAACTATAAAAAACTATATTGTTTTTTCCACGATTTGTATTAAGTATTTGTTTTTGCATACAAAGATTAAAATATTTAGGATTAGAGAATATATAAAATACAATTTTTATATTTTTATCATGAATTATCTGTTCATGGTTGTCTATAAAATGTTGTATTGTATACTTTAAAAATTTATTTAATTTTAAATATTTTATTAAATAATCTAAAATTTGGAAAAAATTGTCACTCTCAAAACTATTAAAATAACCCATTTTATAATTTTTTATTAAATTTATTAGTACGTTCCTAGCATCAATCTTATCACTTGTATCAAAATTACATTTATTAAAAAACTTTTTAATCTTTGATAAAAAAGATTTTTCTTCTTCTTTATAACCTATTAATATTTTTAATGTATCTATATCATTTACATGTTCAAATATTGAATAATTTAATTTAATTCTATATGTACTTAAATTATTTATTAAATGTTTTAAACATTTAATATGTTTATGTTTAATAGTGTATTCTAATAATGTTGTGTTTTTTATATCTTTAAAATATAGAATACCTGGATAAATGTTTTTAATTCTATTAAAATAAGTTGTATTCACATAATCCTCATTAATTTCAGTTAGTGGATTCATAATTTTATCAATAGGTTTATATTCTTGTTTATCATATATATCTAGTAAATTATCTAGATTTTTTTTATTATTAAATGAAAAAGCATAATAAAAAGCATTTCTATTATGTTCATCAACATAGTCAATTAATTTAATATTAATTTTTATAGTTTTTATAGTTTCTATTATGAATTCATTTTCAAATATAAATAACATATGAAAATAATTACATTTTTCATATGAATTATTTATATTATTTTTCTCACTTTCTTCATCACTTTCTTCATCACTTTCTTCATCACTTTCTTCGTCACTTTCTTCGTCACTTTCTTTAACAATTTTTTCATTACTTTTTGTAGTAAAGTCAAATAAATAATATTCATAATAATCTTCTGGTATAGGCTTAAAAAATTCTATAAAATTTTCATTAATAAAATTGGTATATTGTGTTTTTAGTTCTTCTGGTACTTTTGATAAACATAATAAAAAATATATATCACCAAATATAATAAATTTTTTTTCATCTTTTGTTTTTTTATAATTTTTTTTATAATTATCAAGACTAGGCCATTCTTTTATTTCTGTATCGGTTAAACCATACACTTTCTTATTTTTACATTTATTTGAATCTTTTAAATGTTCTTTTATTAAATTAATAATTAGTTCCTTACTCATTATTATTATTTAAATTTAATAAATTTATTAAAATTCCTTTGATACTAATTGTTTTGTTCCTTTTGATGACATATTTTGCGATCTTGCTAAAGGCATTGGAATCTTATCAATATCATTCTTATAATGCATATACATGCCAATCTCCTGAATTACTCGAGGTACAGCAAAATTTAATACTAATGTATTCAATTCCTTTACTTCATCTGTTACATTGTATTGTTTATGACGACCCTCCTGCAAATAAAATGCTCGCATTATCAACTTTAATTCCGAATCAGATTGTCTACTTATTACATACTTTCCACAGGTTTTCTGATTTACTAAATATCTTATCGAATCCTGAATAAGATCTATATTACTCTTACTAAAAAATATATTTGCTAATTCATTATTCGAATGAACTCCCTTTATTGCCTCCTCATTAAAATTATTCCTAGTCTTATTTTCATCAAATAATTTATACATATCATAATTATAATTATCAGTTACTTGAACTCTACCATTCATTTTTTTATATAAGCATATATTTTTATAATTTATTTGTCTAATTATATTATATTATAATGACTGTAATTTATCTATCTGAAAAAATTATTTGCAAAAATTTAAAAGCATTCGGTTTTGATACATATGATGCTGATACTATCACACATTTCAATAAATTCTTAGAAAAATTTGTCGAAAATACATTAGCTAAATCTATTAAAAAATATACAGGCGGTAAAATCGTATTACCTATGGAATACTTCGGTGTTGAAACAAACCATTATGTTGATGATCCAAGTTTCCAAAGTACATTACCAAATCAAGATTTTATTAGACCTCCTATTGAATTATCAGGCGGAGCAACTGCTAAATTTACAATTACTCTAAAAGCTGTTGAATCTGCTATCGAAGAATTCACATCTAAATATCATAAAGAAATATCAAATAAAACAAAAGTTGCTAAAACTCTTAAAAATAAATTTGAATGTGTTATATCAACTATACTTTCTAAAATTTATAAAAAATATAAAAAAAATCATCTTTGTGTTAACAATCTTAAATCTATTACTGATATGAAAAAACATTCTATTTTACACTAGATTTCTTAGAACATTTACATTTATATTTTCTCATTAATTTATCATATTCTGATATAGACATTGTTACAATTCCAGTAGATTCTTCATTTTCTTCTTCAATACCACCACCTATTATTTTTGTATTTAATTCTTTTAATTTATTATAATTTTTAATTGCAAAATCTTTCATTTCTAATAATATATCTTTTATATTATTTATATAATATTTATGTCTAAATTTTACAATTTCTATAATTTCTTCTATGAAATCAATATATTTTTTTCTTAAATTTGTAGGTAATATTTTATTTATTATTTCAAGTAATGGTCGTTTTGCTTCATCTAATAAAGTATTTAATTTTTTTTCTTTTTCGCTTTCGCTTTCGCTTTTACTTTTACCTTTAATTTTTAATTGAATTTGGTCAACCATTTTTTTTATTTTTGCTGCATCAATAGAATCAACTAAATTCTCTAAAAATGTTTTTTGTTTTAAAAATATTAAATGATCTTTAGGTTCTCGTGATTTAAAATCTATTTTATATTCACCAAGAGCTCTACATAATAAAGATCCACCAACATCGGTTCTAATTACTGTTCCTGTGCCTATGCCTATGCCTATATTTCCTTTATTATAAACATCCCAATTTGATAATATACAATCCACAAAAAAACCATCAATATAATCACTATAATTTGGTGGATATTCTATTACTTGTATTAGTGAACCAATATAATAATCAAATTTATAATCAGTTTTATGTCTATAGATAGTGTAATCAAATGTTTCTAAACCATAAACTTCTTTATAAATATTAGCTGCTAACATTTCATTTATTATTCTTATGAATACCTGATTATAATCATAAATTCTTTTAAATTTTTTAATAATAATATCTTTTTTATCTTTATCTTTATATTCATATGTTTCTGAAGTTCCGATATACCCAGTTTCTGTAAGATCAGATTTATTAACTATTTCAGTTGATTGTATACTATCTAGATCTAGATCTTCATATTCATTTGACATACATAAATATACATCTTTTGTAGTTTGTAAATCTTTGATTTCCTTTAATTCACATATAAAATATGTTATATTATCAATATCAATATTTTGTTTAACCTCTATAACAGAACCTGGAGGAAATAATAATTCATATTCATCAAATTTTTCTTCATAATTTTCATCTTCTTCAATATATATTAGTTTTGACTGTAATGAAAATGGTATATAAATAATATACATAAATGATTTATTATCAAAATTTTCTGAAAATTTTTGTGCAAATTGTTGTGCTGTAGACATATTTATTGTTGTTGATAAAAATGTTAATGTTATAAATAATTTATCAATATGTATCTTATTAGGTGTTCCATGAAATGAATAAAAATTTTTATCACTATTTATTGACTTTAATTCTATAAATCTATCCATTAAAATTGAAAATCGTTCATAATAATCAAATTTAAATCCGGATGAATCATATACAGATTTAAATTTTAATGAAGTACCATTTAATATCAAATTTATTATTGACTTATTTAAATAAGAACTCTGTTCTTTATAATAACCATATGATTTTCCAATACATTTTTTGTTTTTGTCTGTAATAATTAGTTTATTTAAATTTTTATATTCAGTATCAAATAATAATATTAAATTTCGATTTAATATATAATTTATAGTTTCATTTTCTTCATATATACATCTTAAAATTTTAGGATCACTACCTTGAGTTGATGTTAAAATAGATTTAATAATTATATAATCAATATATTGTATATCCTTTTTGTAAATAACATTATCTTTAAATATTAATAATTTAAATTCTTCTAAATTAGTTATAATTAATTTTTCTTGTAATTCTTGTAATTTAGTTATTTCATATTCTGTATTACTAGGGTTAGTTAACATAGGTGCATATCTATTTATATCACATCTAGTTATTCTTTTACTTTTATAAACATCTATTAATGATTTATAAAATAAAATATTTTTATTTTTTACACATTTTAAATCATGAATTACTCGATTTATATTATCTCCAAATTTAAATTTATAAGCTTGTAAAAAATCGTTTATAACTCCAACATATTCATATGTTGGAGTTATATTTTTACATAATGATATTAAAAGATTATAATAATCATCTGATGTTATTTCAATTTTTTTTTCGTTATAATAATTTAATAAATCTTCACATACTCTGATATCTGCAACATGTTTTAAACAAGAAGTATCATTAATTAAAATATATATTGGTGGGTTTTTTATTTGTTTTGTTTGTTTTGTTTGTTTTGGTATTTCCACAACAAAATAACGTCTATAAACTAAATAATATAGATAATTTGATAATGAATAATCAATTATTTTTTTTCCATTTATATCTGGCTTATTAAATGGATATTTTTGTTTATTTAATTCTTCTACAATTGGTAATAATAAATTTTTTTGATAATTAAAATTATTACATACTATTGGATGTTGAATTTTTCCTTTTTCAGGGTCATTCATATCTATTAAATCCCATGTATAGTTTAGAGTGATTAATTTAATAGTAAATAAATTAATCACTCTAAAACTTTCATTTGTAAAATTAATAAAAGCATAACTTAAAGCAATTTGACCTCGACTATTTGTTCTTACTAAATCATACAAATTATAATCATGATCTGATGAAAATATATCTAAACCAAATAAATTAGTTCCAAATAAAATATAATTAATTAAGTCATATCTATTATATAAACATGCTATATGAAAATATGTATCAATAATATTATTTGAATAGTATTTACTAACTATTGGATTAAAAAATTTTTTAATATTGCATTTATTAATATTTGTTTTTATAGATTTGGCATCTATATCATCTACTAAACATATATATAATAATATATCTTCTTTTTTTAAGTCTTCAGTGAATTGTTTTATATTTTCATTATCAATTATATTGTTAATTTTATTATTTATTTTAGTATTTATAATTTGTTTAATTATTTTTGTTTGATCCATTTTATTATACTTAAACAAATAATATATTATAATTATAATATAATGTTTAGTTCAATTGTATATCATCATACCAGTAATGATTTCATTAAAATCATTAAAGTAAAATTAAATAATAATAATATTATTAAAACTATTAAATCTGAAGATTCATTTGTATTTGGTCCTTTTCGATTCTAATTCAAATAAAAATAAAAACAATTTTATAAATATTAATTATGATGGAAATTGTAAATTATTAAAAATAATATTAAATAATAAATTAATATTCCTTGAATATCTACGCGAATTTAATAATATCAATGATATTATTATCAAATTAAGAGAAAAAAATTATAATTTAGATTTCTTCATTCATTCTAATAAACATAATTATACTTTTCCATATCAAAGCATCATTATTCATAAAAAATTTATTATTTGCCCAAAATTTAATATTTATTTTGATATTTATAATGAAAATGATAAATATAAAGAATTTATTAAAAATATAATACCAGAAACATTCATCGGTACAATAGATTCATTAAAAAAAATTTTAGATGTTATCTGTAATAATATTATTATACCACACTATTTTAATAATAAACTCGAAATACCACCTTGGAGAACCTATGAAAATATGAAGAATATGTTTATTCCAAAATATATGTAGGAATTGTATTATTTATTTCTTCTTTACTACTGTTTTTTTTACTGTTGTCTTCTTTTCAACCACAAGAAGACTCTTATTATAAGCTAATACAAACTGATCTAACTCTTGTATCCACATAGTCTTTATATCCAAAGACTTTACACGATCTATTTCCTCATCTGCCTTAGCCTTTTCTTGCTCCAAATCCGTTACCTTATCTATCGTCAAATTATAAATAGGTATCCTAAACAAATAATCATAACTATCATTATGTAACATATATTTGTCTGTCTTCAATAAATCTTCTAAATCTATTTTCTTCATCTTATGAACCTTCAAATTCTCTGATACTACTTCCCTTATAAACCTAATCTTATTATTTAATAACTCAATCGAATATAATAACGACTCTAGAATCTTGTCCTTTCGCTTCTGATAATAACTTAACCTTATATTGTAAAAATCTCGAATTATATCTAGTGCAGAATCATACTTGTGAATCTGACATTTAGAATTGAATAAATACATATTACTCGTACTCAAATTCTTACTTGATACCAATTTAAGCTCATTTTCTAACTTCGAATATCCATTATCCTCTATATTAGTATATGCATCACATATACTAGAATTCGCAAACTGTAACGTAAAACGTATATCAGTCTCTGTATAATGACTCTCATAATTCTTTATGTCTTGCGACTTTTCCAAATATTCCTCAAGCAATTCCTTGAAATTCTGAGTCCATGTACCAACAGGTAATTCTGTAATATCAATCTTTGTACTTGTTGTCTTCGTATAAATACCACGAGATACAAATTTATCCTTGTCATTCTTCTCAATCTTACCCTTAAATCCATTGTACCAAGGAATCAAATCATCTATGATGTCTTCTACACCTGATAACAAATGCTTAAGCACTCTTACTATATCCAAAGGATTATAACAAGGAATATTTGTACTAAATCCAGTTCCAATTCCTATCGCGCCATTCACTAAAATCATTGGAATTATTGGCATGTAATACTCAGGCTCTACATCCATTCCATCATCGTTCTGATAAGTCAAAACCTGATTGTCCTCCTTATTAAATACTAAATTTGTTAAATCCGATAATTGTGTAAAGATATATCTCGGTGATGCCGCGTCTTGACCACCTAAACGGCGTGTTCCAAATTGTCCATTCGGTTTAAGTACGTTTATATTATTAGACCCTAAAAAGTTCTGTGCCATGCCAATAATCGCACTTTGAAGACTAGCTTCACCATGATGATAAGCTGCATTTTCACTTACGTAACCTGCCAATTGTGCTACTTTGATCTCCTTAACTAAATTTTTCTTGAAACAAGCAAACAGAATCTTTCGTTGTGATGTCTTTAAACCATCACACATATTAGGAATTGAACGTTCAACATCATAATTCGAAAAGTGAATTAGAACTTTATCAATAAAATCCTCATATGATACCTCTTTAATATCTGAGTTAATAATTAACTGTTTGTCATATTTCTCTAACCAATCCTTACGCTCATCAGCCTTCTTCTTATCAAAAGCTAAATTTAACTTCTCAGTTGAAGTTTCACCCGTATATTTATAATCTACTAACTTTAGATCCCTAAAATACTGAACCGCCTCTTCACTCGTAGAAGTACCCAACCCTTTGTAATACTTGATTTCCCATCCCTTTGTATCCGTCGTCTTTGTCCAATTATTGTAATCTGTTAAATTATAAAACTGATTCGTATTATTTGATTTAGTTACCTTTATAATTGGTGTAAGCATAGAACTCATAAACTCATTACATTTAATCAACGATGGCCACATACTATGGAACATATTGAAAATTAATGCCTTTATATGATGGCCATCTTCGTCTGAATCGGTCATCAGCATAATTTTTCCGTATCTTAAATCGTCTACCGAATCATACGTCTTGCCTGTTTCAAGTCCCAATATCTTCTTGATATTTGAAATCTCATCATTTTCTGCAATTCTCTTACAAGTCTGATCCTTTACATTCATCAATTTACCCTTGAGAGGGAAAACCCCAAAACGATCACGACCAACCTCACTAATACCTGCAACTGCCATACTCATTGCACTATTACCCTCCGTTAAAATTAGTATGCATTCCTTACTCTTTGGACCACCTGCCCAATTTGCATCCTCTAATTGAGCCAAACCTCGAATCACTGTACGCTTCTTTCCATCTGTCTTCGCTAACTGTTTATTATTATGAATATTAGAAATCTCTAGGATCTTCTCAACAATCCCTGACTTATATAACTTCTCAATGAATTTTTCACTTAATTCTGCCTTGCTTCCAAACTTTGTAATCGGAGTTGTTAAAGTCTCTTTTGACTGACTGTCAAATGATGGATTGACAATCGTTGATTTTACAAATAATATTAAATTATCCTTAATTGTCTGTGGTTTTACCGTAATATCCTTCTTCTTCTTCTGAATAAGATCTGTAAGCTTTTTAACAATCTGATTTAATATGTATTCAACATGTTTACCTCCTCTTATCGTGTTAATTCCATTCACAAAAGACATCTGTTCTAATCCATTGAAATTATTATAAGAAGCCGCAACTTCCCAACGCTCACTTATCTTCTCATATACACGATCATGCTCTACCTTTGGACCTAAAAATAAATCCACGTATTTCTCAAAATTCTTATACTCCAATTTTAAATTATTAAAATATACAGATATCGTATTATCTGTTACTGCACAAGCGTCATAAGAACGTTTTTGCATAAGCAAATACATATCTTCTGATAAACTTGGCATCCCAAAACGTACATAATCTGGTAAAAATCTTATTGTTGTATAAGGCTTCTTCGTATATTTTGTAATCACTGCCTCCGATTTTTGTGTCATATTTTCCTCAAACTTTTGCTTAAATAATAATTTTCTCGTTGAATCAACAGTCTCAATCTCAAACAATTTACTGAAAATATTACTACAGTTATGTGTAACTGTAAAATCATTGATAAGAAACCTTTGATTTCCATCTATTTCAATTCCAATATATTCATCATTTTTAATTTCTTTGATTCTTATTTGCCCGGTTGATTTATCTGTATTTTTACTTTTTGTTATTTTACATATTTTTCTTGGTAATTTTGTAGGTATATCATCAATATTACCTGAAATATTTAACTTATAAGCATCACTTTCTCTCATTTCACCTTTCCAAGTATATTTAGCCTTATATTTTTGTAAGTTACAATAAAATCCTAATGAACGTGCAAGATAAAGCAAATCATCAATTAATCTTTTATGTTTTAAACCTTGGGTTATTGAAATACGAGTACCATCTCTTGATAAAGTACCATCTGTGTCAATTAATCCTGCTAATACATTTAATCTAACTTCTCGACTATTAATAATATATTCTCTTGGAATATGTTTATTACTAACTAAATCATATTTTAATAATAATTTTCTTAAAGGAGCATAACCTTTTTTATGGAAATTATCTATTGATGAAATTCCATAAGAATACTGATTATTTGTTGTTCTTCTAATATTAGCATCATTTCTTTTGCCCCATTCAATCAAATAATTTATTAATTGATAATCATTTTCACCATCACAAGCATAACTATATCCAGTATGTATACCATCTCCTAACCATAATCCTAATACATATGGATCTAAGTCTACATGATTATAGTCCCAATTAACACAGTTACCTCTTAAACCGGCTAGTCTACTTTTTGTAGTTTTTGATAATTTTAGATAATCTTTAATTGATATGTCAATTATATTATTATCATTAATAGACTCTGCGAATTGTGTAATTTTATCAAATGCATTTTTAATATCTTTATTATTCATATCTGGATTTTTTGTTGGTGATTTTCTAGTTTTTACAGGTACAATTTTATTTGGATGACATCTAGAATAATGTCTTTTAATACTACTATGTAATATTAATTCACATTCATCACATTTAATTCCTATATCAATTGCTTTTATTTGTTTGTTTTTAATACTATTTGTTTTAAAATCCCACCATAAAATTTTCCAAGAATTAGTATTCCATAAGATTACTTTATGATCAGGCATATGTAATGTTAAAACATGTTCATCATTTACTTTATATTTTTCACCCATTGTTTGATCAATTTCATACATATTTCCATGACCAGTTTTAATATTTAAAACTGATCGTTTATTACCATCATCTCCAATTAAGATATCTCCTATTTTTATATCTTTTGCTAATTTTATCTCACCGTTAAATAAATTAACATTTGTATCAAGCGAAATACATTTAGCACCGATTCCATTAGTACCCCCGACTATTTTTTCTTCTTTATCATTATAATTTGTAGATGTTAATAAATGTCCAAAAATCATCTCTGGAACATAGATTTTATGCTCTGGATGCTGAATTACCTCAATTCCATCACCATCATTTGTAACTGTTATAATTCCCGTTTCTTTATCAATTGATATATTAATATTTTTCATTAAATTTACTTTGTCATTTTTTTCCTTTTGTTCAATTAGACGTACGGAATGATCAATCGTATTTACTAGAATCTCATCAAATATCTTAAATAATCCTGGAACATATTTTACCGTTTTTTTAATCATTTTGTTAAAATTAAGAGGATCAACAACCCATAAATCACATGTATCTGATTCGATTGATCCAATGTACATTCCTGGTTTAGCAAGAATATGCTGTTGGTGATCCATTTTTTTGTATTTATCAGCAATTGCATCTGACTCGGTTTGCTGTTTCTTTAGTGTTACCATCTTCTTTGGAGCCATTATTTATATAAACTTAAAATATTCTTAAGTAATTTCAATTTTTATTTTATAATTATTCATTTTTATTTTTATTTATATCAAATTAAAAGTACTTAAGTAAATATTACTTTACTTATATACTACTACAAAAATTGAAACTCTAATTATGAATCAAGAACTTAGTAGTACAATGGAACAACAACAGCGTTATCGAATTAGCACGATTACCGCAACTGCATCACTTAATACTGAAATTAATCTTGATATACTTTATCAATGTCTTAAACCATTATGTCTTAACGATAATAATGAAGGTATTGTTTATATCGAATTTGGTAAAAAAAAAGTTGAAACAGTCTTTAAAGGATATTCTAAAAAATTTAATAAAAAAATGACAAATACTAAAGCTACCAAAAGATTTGATAATCAAGTTACTATTGTTTATAGAGCTAAATTAAATAATAATATCGTATCTATGATTAATACAAAAATATTCAAAAATGGTAATATTCAAATGACTGGTATTCGTAATATTGAACAAGGTAATAACATGGTTAATATTATTTCTGATATTATTCATAGACTATATATTACTGAAAACAATATTGTCACTAATATCGAAAATCTTAGATGCATTAATTATAAACTTAGACTTATCAATAGCGACTTCAAATTAAATTATATTATACATCGTGAACAATTATACTCAATTTTAATGAGTAAATATGGTATTACTGCGTCATACGAACCTTGTATCTATCCTGCAGTTAAAGTTAAATATTATTATAATGATGAAAATATTAATAAAAATGGAATTTGTAATTGCTCTAAAAAATGTATTATCGGTAAAGGATCTGGATGTGGTGATAAATCTTGCAAAAAAGTTACAATCGCTATATTCCAAAGTGGTTGTATCATTATTACTGGAGGCCAAACACTTAAACAAGTTGATGAAGCATATGATTTCATTACTAGGATTCTTACTGAATCTAGTGATAAAATTCGTAAAAAAAACGTTGATAATATTTCAGATGAAGTAACCAATCAAATTAAATTTCTTGTTAAAACTTCTAATATTAAAAATAATAATCTAATGACTTGTTGTTAATTTACCACGTATATAAAATAAATGATCCTTAATTTCCTCTAAAATATCAGCTATATTATTCCCCTTCTTACTAATCAAAAATTTTGTTAAAACTAATAACATCGGGTCTCCTGATAATTCATCTATTAAACTATCTTCTTCTATTGTTGTTTTTTTACTCCCTGCTATTTGATCAGCAGGATCTGGATTTGGATCTTCTTCGTCTTCAAATAGCATTTTATCATATTCCTCTTCTGAATCACCTATATAATCATCAAGCTTCTCAGATCCACCTTCGCCAAGAAAACTATTTAATTCATTACCATCAGATCTATTTTCTTCTTCATAAGAATCTTCAAATCCTCCTTCGGAATTTTCTTCTTTATAATCAGAAGAAGAATTTTCAGATCCACCTTGGGATCTATATTCTTCTTCATCATCAGAACTCCCTTTAAAAAATGATTGATCACCTTCTGATAGTTTTAAACTTTTTATATTTATTATTTTTATATCCGACATTTGTTATTTATATATATTATTTTTAAAACTTATTTTACAACTCGATTCTAATTCAGGATCTAGATCTTGATTTATTTTAATTTGTTTATTCTTTTTTATTCTAAAATGTTTAATTAATTTATTTGATATTTTTTTTGCTTCTTTTATTTTTATTTTATTTTCAAAAAATCTATTTTTATCTTCACTATATTCTTTAAAACCTGCATGCATATAAAATTGTTTTTCTAATTTATAATTTTTAGATTTAAAATTTATTAATTTGTCTAATATTATATTTTTTATATCTAAAGTTTTTATATTTATATTATCTTTTATTTCTTTTAATTTATTCGTATCAAATAGTATTATTTCTTCGTGTAAATGATTATCTGGTTGTAATGGCGAAAATAGTCTAGGAGCTATTATACCATCGCAATAATCTGAAAATATATCTTTTATTATTATTATACTTAAACCATCTATATCTGTAATTCCAATTCTTACACCTGGTTTATTTAAAAATGGAAAGTAAGTTGGTGATTTTTCATTATATTTTATTAATTCTTTTATTGAATGAATAAATAATGTATCATCTATACCTTCTTTATTTACAATATCTACTATATACTTAATTTGTGTATTTAAATCAACTAATCCTAATGATATTGATAAATACTTTAAACCTGTATTTATATCTTCATCTGTACTCGATGAATTATTATTATTTATTAAATATTGCATTATACTAATAACTTTTCGAATATCCATTAATTTTAATTCTAATTTATTCGAAATAATAAATAAATTTTCTTTAATTTTTGCATATTTTTCTAAAGCATTTTTATAATTTGTTAAATAAATTGGAATATCTTTTCTCAAAACTTTAAATTCGGATATTTCATCTATATCACGAATACCTCTGAAAAATACAGTATCTGATGGTATTTTTAAAATTCCATCTATATATTCAAATTCATCAAACTTATATGTTGTATATGTTGTCATATAAAATTTAAAAAGAATAAAATAGTTTTAAAATGGCCACTTACCTCCCTTCTTCTTCGGAAGACTCTGAAATTCCTTAAGACCCTGATTGATCTCCTCTAAGACATCCGCTATGTTCTTACCTCCCTTTGTCATAAAAAATTCTGAAAGTACTAAGAATAATGGATCGCCGCCTAACATTGAGATTTCATCGGAATCACGGGAGCCACCGCCCCGTGCTGCTGATGGTTCTTCAAAATCTAATGGACAATTCATTTGTAATAAATCTAATAATTTTGTTTTATCTACAGCTGCAGGAGCTCCTTGAGCTGCAGGAGCTCCTGGAGCTACTTGATCTTCTATAGGTTCTTGGTGCATATTAGCAGCTTGATTTATAAGTTCAGCTGTATTATTAACACTATTTGGACCTTTAACTAAATTTTTTAATTCAACTAAATAAGAAATAGCTAAACATTCTTTACTATTACATGATAATTTAGCAGTAGAACTTATTGACCTTAATAAGCCTAATATATCGTCGGTTATGTCATCAACTGTCAGAAATTGTAACAAATCAAAATATTTAGAAAGAGCAGTTGAATATTCTTTAATTGTTACATCATCTTTTGCGGCTACTTCGGCCGCTTCGGCTTCTGCGGCTACTTTGGCTGCTTTGGCTTCTGCTGCTTTTCCTGCTTCGTCTACGGCTGCGGCTGCTTCGGCTGCTTTGGCTTCTGCTGCTTTTCCTGCTTCGTCTACGGCTGCGGTCACGGATTTGCCTTTTAATACTTGAAATAATTGATCATAAACTTTTTTTATCTGTTGTAAATCAACAAAAAATGTATCTGGTAGTTTTGTTGATTCTACTGAATTATTAAAAACTGGACTAGCACTAGCATTAATAATACTAGTATGGTCTAGATGTGACTTTAGCTGTTGATTTTCATCATCCATTTTATTATACTTTAAATAAATACTTTTTTTTAACCAAAATTAACTAATTATAATTTAAATTACTTTATTTCCATTTATCTAAAAAAAATCTCCAGATTTATTAATAATATGTCACCTTATGATTATATAATCTATCTTTTGATATCTCTTATTTTAATTTATATTACAATATACCATAAATCACTTAAACTTATTGATATTATATTAATTATAGTAAGTACTATCATTCTCGTTTATGTATACTATTCCAAAAAATATAATATTGAACACTTTGCTACTTCTGATAAAATTCAAATTGAAGAAGATATATCCGATATTATTAAAACATGTGTCATATATAATACTTCATTTAACTCTGGGTCTTATGTCGTTAATGATGGAACTACATGGAATAGTATCATCAATCCTATCAAAAATAATAAATTTACTTTCGATCTAAATCCTATTTTTAATCCTGCTAACGGATTCTATCTCGGTAATAATAGAATTGTTGGACCATTCTCTAATGATCTAGGTATCGACTTCTTAAGCACATATACAATTATGATCGCATGCAAACATGGTAACCTTGTTACTGATCCTAACGGTAATCCTGAAATTGAAATTATGAAACTATATGCTAATAGTCCCAATAATAATGGCATTGCTGTGTATATTCAAGAAAACTCATTAAGCTCCGAAAATAATGTTCAAATTGGTTCACTCATGGTTCAATATATTGATCAAGAACCTATACCTTGTCTAATCGATAATAAACATAACTATATCAACTTTGATAAAGATGTACTTACATTCTACTTTATCATTAAAGATACTGATAATTTCAGAATTCAAATGATGACCGAAACATCTAGCACAATCTCACAAATTATCAAATTTAATATCAGTAACCAAGATGTTAACTTAAGTAATAAAGAATTTACACTTAATCGCCTCAAAAACTGGAATGCTAATGTATATAATGTTGCTCTATTTACATCCGCTTTATCTGATGATGATGTCACTAAAACATATAACCATGTTCTTAATGAATATATGAAACGTGTTGATACCAATTTCTCAACAGTTATTGATACTTATAATAATACAATTGATACTATCCAAGAAATAACAAAATGCCCATTTAATAGCACTGTATGCAAAAATTGTCAAAGTGTTAATAGATGGTATGATGTTAATGATATCGTTAACTCTGCAGATGCATGCAAAAAATCTATCAATAACTTCTGTACTACAAATCCTAAAAATTCCTGGTGCAAATGCTGGGATAATACATCCCCAATGTATAATAACGCAAATTGTCAACTCTTTAGATCCATTTTCTCTGGTAAAGAATCGCTCCTCGAAACATTATCTGAAGCAGATATCGCAAATATTATGGCTAAATATAACCTACTTAGTGTCGATGATTGCAAAAAACAAACAAATACTGCTGTTCAACAAACATGGCAACATACTAAATCTGTTACTGAACCAAGTCAAGACCGCATTAAAATAGTATTGCATGATGACGAAACTGCACTTACTACTAAAAATAATATGAAAAATAATGATATCATTAACTATTACGCTGAAGGTGATTCATCACTTGATCCTAGAGTTATCGATAAAATAAGCGCACAAAAGAATTTTACTGTAAATGATATGATGCTCTCTGATGTTAATACCAATTTTGATCCTAGTCAAACCATTGCATTTAAAGAATACCAAAATATTAAAGGAATCCTAGAAAAACAACAAGCATCAGGTGATATCATTAATACGGATTCTAAACAACCACAATCATACTTTGATAAATTCTTAAGAGTTGTTATGCCAAATTAATATATTTATAATGATGGTTTTAATCCCCAATAATTACTAGGTAAATGATCCCTTCCTGGATATCCTGAATCAATCAAAATTTGCTCCTGACTTCTTACTGGTAAATTATGATGATTATTATAAAATAATGCTCCATTTCTCGTTCCTGGATATGTTAACATCCTATAAGGTAATCCCTCTGATATCTTTACACCTACTTTACGAGTTTCACCACTTAATAACTTATATTTAATATATAACGTAGGAGGTACAGTTACACTACCTAGTCCTGTCATATAACTATTCGGAAACATTAACTCTATTCTAAAAGTACTATTATTCACTTTTACTTTCCCTACATTTGGTGTATTATCAAATGCTTGATCATAATTTGCAAATGGTAAACCACTACCTGTATATGTTGTACGATAATCTGGAGGACTAGCTGCAATATATTCTATCTCATTTTCTAATATAGCATCATTAATTTTTCCTACAATTATTATATCTCTATTATTATTTTTATTCTCAATATTTATATCCATATTTATTATTAAATTATAAATATAATTAAATTTTTATAATTATAATTAAATTTTATAAAATTTGATTATTCTATTTATTTATTTAATTTTATAATTAATTAAAATGTTCATGCTCGCACCAGATGCTGTCATTGATAACTCGATTCGCATTATATATAATCTAATACGTAATAAAAAATATCGTAAAGCTAAAGGTGTTATTAACTATACCCTCAAAGAATTTCAAACAAACTATAACTTTAATTTTAATTGTGATCAACAATTTCTTCAACATGTCGTTGATATATTATCAAATTCATTAGATGATATGAATTCATACAAATATACAATCGTTCATAATAATATGAGAGATCTTCATTATGAAATCTATAATAAATATATTTAACGTGTTTCTGTCGTAGTTAATGATGGCATCATATGTGGCATCGGTATCATCTGTGTTGACATATTTGGTGTTGTTATGTCAGGTGTTGTGTATTTTGGCTCTTCTTTACTAAAAAATGCAATAAATAAAAAGATTAGTGCAATAACAGGGAATATACAATAAATTATTGTTCTAACCCAAGACCAAATATTACATGTTCCTTCTGTTAAACAATTGGTATCATATACTAAAAGTACAATTATAAATAATGATACAAGAAGTGATACAAATACTCTAAATGTAAATTTTACTTTTTTTACTGTTCCAATAAATGATACAAGTAAAACTAAGAAATATACTATTAATACAATTATTGCCTGATATGATATCTGAGGTAGCATCTTATTTTTATATTCTATACTTAGATTAAAAATTAAATGCCAAATTTCGATTTTATAGAAGATATTGATTTCAGAAAATCATCAGAACTTGCTTATATTGCTATATCTGAATTATATCTATGGAATTGGCTTAAATTATATAATCCACCTGATAATTGCTTTTTATTTAATTTACATCAAAATCTTATTGAAATTGAAGATAAATTATTTCAAAATGGTGATATTCATAGCGGTGCATCATTTAGTATCGTAATGCAAAATATGAAATATATAGCAATTTATGGCTTTGAAAATTGGAAAGAATATAATATGCAAAATTTAATTTACCCAAAAATAATAAATAATATATAAATTAAATAATGTATAAAATTAATAATTCTAAAATACACGGTGTTGGTATTATTGCTACTAAATTTATTCCCAAAAATACTGTAATAGGATTACCTTTATACGTAAAATATTGGATATTCCCTGTGATTACTAAAGATCTTGGACGAAAAATTAATCATAGCTATAACCCTACTGCATATCTTAAAAAAGATACTAAAGAATTAAAATGGTATCTTATCGCGAATCAAGATATTCATAAAAATAATGAAATTACAATCAATTATGATGATACACCTTGGTTTATTGATGCACCTATGCCTTGGTATAAATAATTCTAAGAATTTCGTTGAGTTCCTACCTGATATCCTCCTGATGGTGAAGAATAACGATCATAATGAGTAACTGGTGTTCCATCTATAGGCCAGTAATTCTTGTCATTCGCAGTTCCACCAAAATTCTGCTCCTTAAAATATGCTTGCTCCTTTTCTTTTTCCTGAACAAACTTTCCACGAAACTCTTGTTCCTGATCAGGTGTATAATATACACGACCAAGACCTAGACCATACTTGTCATTTACATCAAATGTACAAATACGATCAGTGCATGTCTGCTTCTGTAATTCAGGTAACATCGTTCCAATATCAAAAGGTTCTACACATTGACATGACATCTTAATATAAGCATTCTGGGCATTCTGTTTTATTAACTCATCCGCATTGTGAATTAAATATTCGCGAGTATCATAAGAACTTGCAAATTTATTATCCTTTGTTTGCTGATAAACTGCTGCGCAACGTGGTCTATAATCAGTAAACGGATTATAATCGGATTTAATTGGACACTTATTTGGATTAGCATTATCACCACCTTGTGTACAGGCTGAACAAGATGACATTTTATTTATAATAATAAAATGTTTTTATTAATTTGCTTTTATAAATAGCAAAATTAATTTGCTTTTTGTAGTTTTATATTTTTAAATTTTTATTTTTTTATATAGCATTCTATTTATAGCATTGTGTAAAGTTGTTTTCGAATCTCAAACCTAACTAGCTCAGGAAGCTCTCCTAGAAAATCACCAACATCGTCATTAGACATATTGTCCTTCAGAAGCCTCTCTGTAAACCATAGCTCTTTCACAAAGATCCTGTCTAGTATCAAGCGAATCTGACATAACTCTTTGAGAGCATCTTCTTCGATACCAACGTACAGAAGCAACTGAGCTATACAAAAGCAATTATTAATAGTGCTTACTTGTTTTGAGGTAAAATATGAAAGGTCGTAGTCTTCCTCTACATAGGATTGAATCACGTTTGCAGCAGATTCATAGTCCTTGTTTCTCTTGATCATTCCATTCAATCGCTTCAAATGAATATTCAGAATCTGTGGTGTTACTGTCATTCTTTTATATATGATCTAAATAAAAATAAATATATTAATCAATTTTTTCCGAATTTTTTAACAAAATCGAATAAATTTATAATTTAAACGGCTTTCTTTTTTGATGCACGTTTATTTGTAGGCTTTGCTGCAACTTCTAGCTCTTCTAGTACTTGTTCTTGTACTTGTACTTGTTCTTGTACTTGTACTTGTTCTTGTTCTTGTACAGGCTCTTCGTCATCATCATTTAAAATCTTTTTAATATCTGTAGTATCTACTGATTCATTATCATCTTCTTCTTCAATATCTGTTTGTTCAACCTGAACAACTTTACAAGTATCCCCTTGGCATTGTTGTTGCTGTTGTGTATTTAATAATCCAGTTAACTCATGAGTTAATACATCATTCATATTATAGACTTTATTAAAATCTAGGCTCATCTTCTGAACATCAAGTAACTCCGTATTTAACTTAGTAAATGAATTAGATAACGTCTGAACATCCGAACTAACTATCTTCAATTCTAAAGATAGTTTACGAACATCATTAATCGTATAGTATAAATAAATAACCACAAAAACTAAAGCAAATGTTACAAGAATAGTAACATGTGTACTACTGTTTAATTTCATTTAAATTTAAAATTATTTAATATATTTAATTTTATAAATAAACTCACTTAAGTAATTAACACTATAATAATATAATCATGTTTGCTATACTTTTATTCATTCTCATTAATAAAATAAATTCACAATTTAATATCGGTGCTATTACTAATTATATTAACCAATATAGAAATTTACATCAATCACCTTTTGTTATTTATGATCCTACTATTTCTGTATATTCTCAACAATGGGCTAATTATATAGCAAGTATTGATATTTTACAACATAGTGATAATTATACATATGGTGAAAACTTATCTGAAATTTCTACACAAAGTTTAACGGATTATACAAACTTAATTTATAAAGGTATTGATTCATGGTATAATGAAGGCATTTATTATGATTATAATAATCCAGGATATAGTACAATTACTGGGCATTTTACGGCATTAATCTGGAAAAGTACTACTAAATTTGGAATTGGTGTAGCTTTATCTAATAAAAATCATCTGTTTATTGTTGTAAACTTTTATCCACCCGGTAATATTAATCTTGTGAATTATTTTATACTTAATGTACTGCCAAAACCTGTTTTGCCTTCGCCTATGCCTTCACCTTCGCCTTTGCCTTTGCCTTCGCCTATGGCATCTCCTATTCCTTTGCCTTCACCGATTCCTAAAAAATATCCACCTCCATCTTCATCAAATTGTATAAATCCTGATTTATGCAAAAATCTTAAAAAATATTGTTAAAGTAATTTATCCTTAATTGTAATTGCTTCATCTATTATATCTGCATCAAAACCTTCCTTTTTAAGTAACTCTAAGGCTATATATTGCTTATTAATTCCTTTTTTCAACTTATAAGTAAAATTTATATTATCTTTATCTACAATCGTTTCCATTCTATAATTTTTAAATTTATTAGTTGCTTTACTTAATTTTGTTAGATAACTGAAATGTGTCGTAAATATCATAATTGTATTTTCATAATTAGATATCTTTTTACAAATTGCAAAACCACCTGCTATAGCTTCTACTGGATTTGTACTATTAAAAATCTCATCAATAATTATTAACGCTAATTTATTTTTAGGTAATTTACACAATGAATCTAAATTATTCTTACATCTATGCATCTCTGCTTGAAATAAAGATTCAAATCCTGTACAATCCGGTATACTAATTTGAGAATTAATAAATGAAAATGGTGTCATTCTACAATTTGTTGAAACACTTAATGTACAAGTCTGTGCTATCAATGTATTTACCAATAATGACTTTATTAATAATGATTTACCTGCTGCATTTGTTCCTGTTATAATAATGTTATTTGGATTATCAGTCGTGTTACCTATCTTTATATCATTCGTTACAACACGTTCTTTATTAATACATGGATGCCATAAATTATCTATTGTTATCGTAGGTTTATCTGCATCAATAAACTCTGTGTATACTAAATTATGTTTTTGTTTAAATTTTATAATTGATAATATTGAATCTATTATATAAACTTTACTCAAAACAGATGTTATTATTTCCTTATTAATGGATTTATAATTCTTCAATTGTTTACCAAAATTACTAAATAATTTAAAATCAATTGGATCTAATAATTTAATATATTCATATTCTTCTTCAGAAGGTATCAATGTTAAATTCTCTTTATTTATATAATTACCTAGAATAAATGGTGACCAAAATTTATTGATTATTTTCTCTGCATTCTTTAAAAATAATACTACATTATTCATTCGATTTACTAAATAACTTGACATCTTATATAATGTCTTGGAAATCTCTATACTATTGAAAAAATTCTGAAAATAAAATAATAACGAGAATAATAATGACATTACTCGAACACCCTTGTTCTTTGAAAAACTTCCTAATAAAAATTCTTGATTTGTCATTGTCTGATACATCATCTTTAAATAAGATACAAATGACATCTTAATCTTAAATTTAAATAATAATACTAAATAAGGTACTATGAAATATATAATAGGTGATAATATACCTATCATAGGTGATACCAATATTTTATAGATATTCCAACTACTTAATATATATTCATTTGAATTTAATGGATCTAATAAAGCAAATCTAAAAAATACAATATTATATAAATCCTCCATATTCTTTTCTAAATCTTGATATAACCATAAAACATCTGATTCTTTATCCTTCATCTCATTTAAAATATTCTGATCATCCGTGGTATATATACTCTCAATATTATTTATTAATTTTTTCCTTTCATTTAATAGATTTATATTATTTAATGGTAAACTTAATACTTTCTTTGAAATAGTTTCACTGCCAATTAATGTATGATTATTTATAATATCATAAATAGTTGATGTTTTATATGTATTGTTATTTATATTCTCAAAAAATTCAATATCTCTATATACATCTTTACCTATATTAATTGGATCTGTAATATATTTTATATCTTCACAAAGATGGCTACTAATCTTTATATTATCTATATTATCGGATTCATTACTAAATTTATCTATTATTTTAAGTTTATTATTTATTTTTTTATCAACTATTAAATCCTTTATTTTATCCCAGGAAAACATTTATTATTTTTATTTAAATAATACCAGTTTTTTAATAATTAACCAATATACGCATATTCCTAATATCATATATATTATCATTAAAATAAAATCAACTGAGAAAAAATTAACTTCTCCTGGACTATTTATATAAAATAAAAATTGAATTGTTATTTGTATTGTAACCATTCTCACTACATCATTTAGAAAATCTAAGTAATCCTTGTTTGGAATTTTAACAGTATATAAGCTTTCCATAATATTATTATTAAAAACTAAGAAAAAAATAATATGAAAATTAATCTAATAGAATTCGATGGTAAACATTATATGTTTAATAACGATAAAAATGAAAAACATCAAATGTTTATTGATAGAACTTGGTTTATTGTCAAAAATAGTCACAAATATACAACTGATCTTAAATATTTAGAAAATTTATCATATATATGGGTAAATCATAAATTCTATGGTCTTATATATCAATCTGATATCATGGATGAAATTAATAAATGCGAAAGTATCTATTCACAAATTAATTAGTACTTCTTTAGAAAACTATCAATTGCATCAGTTAAATTACCGCCTTTCTTAGGCGCTTTCTTTTCTTTCTTAGGCGCCTTCTTAGTCTTTTTTCCTCCTATGATATCAGCAACTGGTGCCGTTGATCCTGAACATCCACAACCACCATCAATGGATTTCTTGGCTCCACCTTTCGTTGCTTTCTTACTTGTAGATTTATTTGATGAAAACATTGATTCTAATCCCTGTTTCGCTAATAGAATAGCAAAAGGTACTGCAAGATTTGAAAGATCATCTATTAATGCACCTCCTTTCTTGCCTTTCTTGCCTTTCTTTTTTCCTCCTTCTTGTTCTTCATTGCATCCTTCGCAAGAAGAAGATCCACCTTTGATTTTTTTGCAACTGGACCCGCCGGTGACTTTTTCTTCTTTTTTGGCTGCTTGTTCTTCTTTTTTGGCTGCTGCTCGGGCTGCTTGGGCTTCTGCTCGGGCTGCTTGGGCTTCTGCTCGGGCTGCTTGGCCGTTTGGTAGGACTACTTGGTCGTTTGGTCTGGCTTGTTGGACTACTTGGTCGTTTGGTCTGGCTTGTTGGGCTTCTGCTCGGGCTGCTTGGCCGTTTGGTAGGTCTTCTTGGTCGTTTGGTCTGGCTTGTTGGACTACTTGGTCGTTTGGTCTGGCTTGTTGGGCTTCTGCTCGGGCTGCTTGGTCGTTTGGTCTGGCTTGTTGGACTACTTGGTCGTTTGGTCTGGCTTGTTGGGCTTCTGCTCGGGCTGCTTGGCCGTTTGGTAGGACTACTTGGTCGTTTGGTCTGGCTTGTTGGACTACTTGGTCGTTTGGTCGGACTACTTGGGCGTTTTGTTGGCCGGATTGTGGGGCGGTTAGTTCACCACCTTTTTTACCTTTCTTACTTACTTTCTTACCACTCTTTCTCTTACCACCAACAACCGGAGGAGGAGGAATTACTGGAATATTAACAGGAGTTACTAGATTTTGTGATGGTAATACTGATGCTTCCTGACTAATATCTAAACCAACATCTAGAACAGGTGGACCTCCACCTGTCTTAGATTTCTTAACTTTATTACTTGCAGGCTTCTTTGACTTCTTTCCTCCAAATTTCATTTCTTGGTAACTTAAACTCTCTGGATATATATGTTCCTGATAAGACATATTTATTTATATAATCACAAAATATTTTAAATTTAATTAATTAATTATTATATCGTCTTCCTGGAAAGAAAAGTTTTCTTCTGAATCCTCATTCTCTACAGGTATTACATTTAATTTTACAATTCTACTTAATAATGAATAAATCTTATCTGTTGTCAATGTATTCATAAAACCACGATTATTGTATTTATTCGCTACATATTTATTATAACAATCTAAATCCATTTCTAAATCCAACCATAACTCATCTAGTTCTTTATTCATTTTCATTTTTATAAAGTTATATAAAGAATATTAATTTATTAATCTTATATAATGAATAATTATTGTTTAATTATCCCAAGAATATCTAAAAATAATCAATTATCGTATGATAACTGGTTATTAAAATTTAATAATGAACTTAATAATATAATTGAAGAATATATTAAATTTTTTAATTATATTACAAAACAAAAAGGACTCGTTTATTCATTGAATATCAACGAACTTAATACACAATTAAAAAAATTAATATATTATAACTCTTATAATCGATATAAATATTACCAAGAACTTATTTAATTTCCCTTTTCATAAAAAAGGTCGTCTTTTTGTCTAAACTGTCTGTTATAAATTCATATAATTTATTAGTATCTAGATCTTCTTCCTCTTCTTCTGATGAATATTTGTCAAGTAAAAACTTCAATAATTTTAATGTGATAGGTTGTTGACTTGTTTTTTTACCAAACTTAATAGTTCCGTCAGTAATATTAACTGTTAATTTTTCTAACTTATTAGACTCTATATAAGTTATTATATCATCCTCTATTTCCTTCTTTTTCTCTGCTAAAGGCTTTAATTCCTCCTTATTCTTCTCAACTGCATCAAAATGATGCTTCACCTTTTCTTGGGTTCTTAAAATCTGATTATCTATGTCTACCCATTTTTTTACCTTGGAAATATATTCAGTATCCATTAAAACTTATACTTAAACTATATTTAAGTATCTTTCAATTTTTCTTCAAATACAATATTAAACATATTATTAATATTAATAACAATATTAATATGATTAATATAAATGATATCACAAAAGTTAAGATATACGGATATAATTGATGATATATTATACTTACAAGTGGATGTATTACCTTCGATTTAATTGTCTCCTTCATGTCTTCCTTATTGATTTCTAAAATTATTAAATCTATTACCTTATTTGTTAAAGTACGTACTAAACTATTCACTTTTGTTGTTGACATTATGCGTTATATTACTAGTTTTTTTTGATTTGTTTTTTATAATAAAATGAACGTATCAAATATTGAATTTTCAATACCTCGTAAATTAGACGGAAGCACATATTCTTGCCAATTGTTTCAAGGTACTAAAAAATCTAATATATGCATACTCTTTAATAAAGTTAAAATTATTTCTAGCGAATCTACATCTTTACTATTTAAATCTACTAAAGATGATATGCATAATCTTATGTTCGATTTAAATACACATATTGTCGAAACTGTTAAAAAAAATTATCATAATTGGTTTGTTAGTAATATGAACCCTGAATATATTGAAGAATATTATTCAAATACACTTATTTATAATAAAGAACATGGTGATCTAATTAAACTCAAATGTATATCAGGTACTGAATTAATTAAAAATTATAATAAAAATAAAAAATATGATATCGAAATTATATTCAAGAATCTTAGATTCTATAAACAAAAATTTGTTTTAGAATGTACAATCAAAAGTTGCGAAGAATCTAATAATAATTATGATCTTATTGATATAGATAATAGTGATATAGATAATAGTGATAATGAAGAAATGCCTGAACCTGAACCAGAAGAAGTACTACTTATTAAAAAAACATATCTAAAAAATATTAAAACTTATATTAAAAATATTAAAAATAATATTAAAGATCTTGAAGATAAAAAAAATATTTTATTTAATTTAATGGCTAAACTAGAAATTTCTGAACATTATTCTGAAATTGTTTCATTATGTGAACAATTTGAAAATAAATGCGAATAATTTTTTTCTTATAAAATTTTATATTACATAATAATAAATATGGATAAACACGTTATCTTCAGAATTGTTCTAATTATATTAGCAGCATTTGTTCTCTTTGCCTTAGTTAACTATTATAACTCTAAACAAAAAGTCGCTAGTGCCGAAAAATTCTACCAAGATACTCTACAAGCTAATATACCATTATCATCCCAACAACAACAAACTGCTAAAACTAGTTTATTAACCCAACCGGACCTAAATATTTCAGGTAATACTGTCGGTCCTGCCGAAGAATCACAATCTTCATCATATAGACCTATCGATTTTGAATCACAAAAAGTACCAGGTGATTGCTTCCCTAAAGATAGATTATCTGCCGATGATCTTCTACCCAAAGATGCAGCTAATGCTAAATGGGCTCAAGTTAACCCTGCAGGTCAAGGAGATGTTAGAGACCAAAATTTCTTAACTGCTGGAGCACTCGTTGGAATTGATACCGTTGGATCTACTCTCAGAAATGCTAGTTGGGACATTCGGGGAGACAGTGTGCCTAACCCACGATCCGTTTGGCCGATTCATAACTCGACTATTGAACCAAATTTAATGCAAAGAAAACTTGAAATGTCGGGAGATTGCCAACAATAAATAAAAAAAAATATATAAAATCTATTCATTTGTATCTTTTTTAGCTTTTAGTTTCACTTTAAATTTTTTTGGAATTTCTGTATCTATTACAGATTTTTTTATCTTTTCTTTAAATTCATCACTCTGAAAATAATGTTCAACTCCATGTTTCTCTATATTATTTTGCTTTTTTTTGTCTTTTGCTTCTTCTTTATTTACAGAATTTTTAATACGATCTGATAAACATTCACGACACCTTGTTCCAGCTTGAAAACTATCAAGACGTATACTTCCTAAACCACCACATGAACATTTAAATTCAACTTTAGTACGTCTATTTATAAACTCGGAAAGTAATTCACAACCGGCATCTTCAAATATTTTAGCTATATTTTTTTTATATTCATCTTGAATAGAAGAACCCATATTTAGTTTTATTATTATTAAATTATTATTATTAAAATAATAATTCAATTTTTATTAAAATTTCATCTCTGTAATTAATACTTTTTTATCATTATATAAAAGTAAATTAAAATTATAACCTAAAGATTCAACTGCCTTTCGTTTATAATCAGTCTCTTTTTTATGTAAATTTAAAGTATAAATACTTTTTATTTCATATATTATATTTTTAGATGGAATATAAATATCAGGTATGTATCTATGATACTTACCATCATCTTTACTATACCAAATTTCTGGCATTAATGTTGGCTTCTTAATTATATCATCTTCATTAAAAATTGTAATTAATTTATCTAATGCTAAATTTTCATAGCCTTGATAATTTTCTGTTTTTCCTGATGGAAATGTATATATTTTTGTCTTAAAACAATTTTTAATACTTTCTTCAAGTATCTCTGGATTTTGTAAATGATGTTCAAATCCATATTTTATCAGATTAGTTTCTTTTACTCTTGATTTATATTCATCTGTTTGAGTATAATATGGTACATTAAATTTATTATTACTCGTATCCTCTTTTTTTATATTCATACAATTATTATTCGAACATCGATGGCCTTTATCAAATTTATTATAACTTATTTCACCATTACAACCACACTTAAATATAACTTGAAGCTTCTGTGTACTATCAATATATTCAGTTGATAGTAATTTACATTCAGATTCATCCATAATTTTACGAATAGATTCAATTGTATGTTTTTTATCTTCAATATATTTTTTAATACCTGCTAAAGTTGATTCTTTAGTTTCAGGTCGTTGAGAAACATACGCAACACCATATTTATTCATATTTGTTTCATTTAATCGTTTTTCACGACAATTAATACATCTACAACCAGCATTAAAACTATTTAATGATATCTCTGAAATTTCACCACATGAACACTTAAATTTCATTTTTGTCATACTATTTTTATATTCATCTATAAGCTCACAATTACCATTTTTAAAAATATCATAAACTTCAGCTTGAGTTTTCTTACGTACCATTTTATTAAAAAGTTTAATAATTAATTTTAACTTTCAAATTTTTTTAGTATATTCGATTTAAAAACAAATTATTAATTCAACAATCGAGCCAGATCTTAATTTTTATACTAATTTAAAAATAAAATAAAAAAAAATAATAATAATTTTTATTTATTCTTACCACGTAAAGCTATCTCTTGACTTCTCAAGGAAATACCATGCTTATCAACTAAATTATTTAATATATTTTCATATTCAATTGGATTATCTATATATCCATATAGATCACGAATATCCCTCTTTGCTTCAAAATAAGCATCAGCCAATAACTCTCTGTATATCTTTGAATAATTCGTATGTTTATATAAATAATCCATATTTGTCATCGTCTTTACTATTTCTGATAGATCACCCGTACCATTTAATATATAAGTATTACATAACTCTGAATCTGACCTTAATTCTAATCCTACTTCTTTTAATGCTAAAATTAATTGTTCTTCTCGCCTATTTCTATATTTAAACGTATCTACTATAACTCTTATATCTCCAACATTCTCATTTATATAATTCTGATATATATCTGAACAAACAGGTATCTTTAAACCATAATTAATAAAAACTTCTTTAATCTCTTTCTCACGCTCTAATTTCTTTAATATATTACTAATCTCATTATTATATAAATTATTGTCTTCTATTAATATATTTATTAACCTATTTATATCATAAAATTTAAATTTATATTCATCTCTCAATTTGTTATATTCTATTATTATTTTCTGAATTCTACGAATACCATGTGAACCATTCTTAATAAATTCTTTTACTACACATAAATTAATAAAATGATCATCTTGCTTTAAACTCTTTATTTTAATAGTTCTATCTACCGTTAAATCTTTTTTTGTCTTTTTATTATTTTTTAAATATTCTATTAATAATTTATATGATTCTTGCTTGTATTTTAACATTGATGTTATTATAATATCTTTTCGATCATAAAATGTTGCAGTACATCTATAGATTAATATATATTTCGTATTATTACTTAATTTTACAAGATCTACATCTTTTAACTTAAACTCTTTTAATGCCAATGTCTTTGATATCACTCTTTTATCTAAACAATCACTACAAATTATACTATTATCTCGATACAAATTTAAAGACCATGACTTCTTTTTACAACAATCACAATTCCTATTCTTTTCATAAGAATAATTAATTGAAAGAGGATTATCAGATTTTTCAATATTCTTATGCTGTAAAATATATGCATCATAATCATATTCTATGATATCTTTGATTTCTTTACAAGTCGATGATAACCTAAATAATCCCTCAAACCCTAAAATATTAAATTTATTCAATAATACAATCTTTATTGCTTCATAATCCATGATAAATATATATAGTAAATTATTCTTAAATAGTTTTATTTTTTATTCTTTCACGTATTCCACAACGATTGCATAATCTATTATAATCCTTTGATTTACGCCATAATGGTGTCTTTGTTGTATTACAAATTTCACATTGTTTATTACTTATTTTCAAATAAATTAAATTATTTGCCGCCTCAATTAATTCAGATTCTATAAATTGATTTATAAAATAACAATTATCATATATATAATTCTCCATTAAATACATTTAATTTATTATTTATTTAAATAGCTTTCAAATTTATTTTTATTTTATATGTAATTTTAATTTAATTTTCGTTTATTTATAAAACTCTTATATATATCTTCCCAATTCTCATGGGCTCCACGTAATACATGAGCTATCCATGCATTTTCATGTGTACATTTCTCTATTTCTAAAAGATTACATCCATCTTCCTTCAAATAAAATGATTGCAATGTATCATAATCTAATATATTTACTTTTCCGGGATGCTTCTTTAAAGATTTTGATATATAATTCTCTATTGCACCTTGCTCCCAAGGCCATTTAATACTTGTTTTATGCCTTTTACACCATAATTTATTTAACATCTTATAAACAAATGGATCATTCTTTAATATAAAAACACCTGCATTTATAGATCCAAAATCCATTCTTGCCTTTACTCCAGATGATTCACGACATATCCAAAATACTGAAGAATCATTAGGATCTATATAATTATAAATTGTTTTATCTAATTTAACTGGTAATGTATCTGCATCTACATGCACCAAAAATTTATATTTTCCTTTCGATAATACTGATTTACAAAGTGGTATCTTCCACCAAGATGGATGTAATAAATCCTTATTAAAAGTTAATGGATCCGATAACTCTATAAAATCATAACCATGCATTTCACAATATTGTTGCCATAATGGTACGGAATAAGTACCTCGGGGATCATTTATATTTACCATGACTATCGCAATTTCACTAGGAATATCTGTATATGCAGTTCTAGTATATTTAATCAATGGTACCGCTTTTATCATTTTTATTATATAAATTACTACAATAATTACTACAATAATTACTATTATTATTATTAATAATAAATATAACAAGTAGATCATTTATTAATAAATAATAAATTATATAATAATTAATTTTTATTGCAACACCAATCTGGCTTACAAGATATCTTCTTATTTATAATCTTATTTTCATCCTCTTCACAACACGGCAATTCAGAAAAACATACTGCATTCTTTCCTAACGGTACAACATTATCCCAAAATAACGTTGTATGCGGTTTCTTTAACATGACACCTGTTGAATCTACATATAATGGCTCCTTTTGACATAATAATTCTCCTTGTGATGAATAAAAACAATTCGTCATTTTATTTTAAAGTTTATATTATTTAAATATTAAATTAGTGAAAAAGTACTTAAGGAAAATTCTATTTATGCAAAAATGAAAACTACTTAAAGCTAAGAAGAATTATATTAATTAGAATGAGATGAGTTTGAATATTTAAAATTTAATATTATTAATAAATGAATATGGGATTATTGAAGAATTTGTTTAAAATGTAAAATTTATTTAATTATTTTTTTAATTGGTAGTACCAGAGTGACGGAATCGTAGACGACTTAAGATCGACCGCCCCCAGGGCGTGTGGGTTCAAGTCCCACCTTTGGTACTATTAATTTTAATCGATATTAAAAAAAGTATAAGAATTTTATATTTTTAACTTTGCAATATATTTTTTAGTTGTATTTATTTTTATTTTTGTTATATTATTATCATATAATATAATTGGAATTCTATCGCCTGGTATAAATAAAGCATTTATTTTCTCAATATCTTTATCATAAAAGTATAGATAATCATTTACCCATGATGTTTTTATTTTCTCAAGTTTTTCTTCTGAATGATATGGATATAATCGTAATGCTGAAACTGTTTTACATTCATCTTTATTGCTAATCATATTTTTCTCTAATAATATATTTTCAGGTATAATATAAGCCCCCTTTTTATCTGGTAAACTTAACCAATAAAAATCATTATCTCCAATCTTATACATTAGATTACCATCTTTATTAACTCGACATAGTCTCACACAATATGATATAGTATCTCTATACTTTTCTTTATTATCACTTTTTTTACGATAAGATGTTATGACTTTATCTTGAACTTTATAAACATAATTAATAATTGAATCATAAACTCTATTATTTATTTCTGGATATTCAAAATGTAAATCTTTAAATAAATTTTCACGGAACATTTTAAATTCTTGTTCTTGTTGTGAATTTAATGAAATTGGTATATTTAATTCTGATAATGGTTTTTTAAACTTATTATCATCTTTATTATATAAATCAAGTAAATGATCTGAAAATTTATTTGATTTAACTTCATATTTTGAATATATAGACTTATATTTTCCAATATTAATAGTTTTAATATCTATATCATTTCCATTTAATATCCATATCCTTTCATCATTTATACAATATAATAATACATACATATTTGTATATTTATTACCTGTATGAAAACTATAAATTCCATGAGATAATGATTTAGTTGTTTTTATTTGAATTGGAAGCCATGAATCATTTGATTCATTAATTGGTTTAATAGCAATATCTGCCAATGTACCTTCGACTAATATTTTAAAATTAAATTGTAATTTACATAAATCTTCAAATGATTTAATAGTTTGATATTCCATTAAATTTAAATCACAGTCTATGCCTTTAGTATCTTTACTCATTTTATCATATCCACATTGATTGCATAAAATACCTGTGTTTTTGTGTACAAAATTAGAATATTGTACGATTTTTTTATGTCCACAAGAACTTATTATATCAATTTTTGTTTTAGTATTTTTATACTTTTCTTTGAAATCTTCTTCAGACCAATCTAAATTACATCCTTTATCATAAACAATTTTAACTAATTGATTATAATTCATTAAGTAATATTAATACTAATAATAATTTCAATTTTTATTTTTTATTTTATCTTATAAAATTAAATATGTCGAGTTTCATTGATGGATTTAGAGAATTTATGATTAAATATAATGTTATCGGATTAATGGTTGGATTCGCTTTTGCTGTTGCTACTATCGGATTTATTAAATCATTTGTATCTGATTTATTAATACCTACGATTTACTTAGTAATCGGTAAATTTATATTACAATATGTTAATTCAACTGTATTTAATAAATTTACAACATTATTCGGTAGTGACATTAATATTGATAACTTCATTAAAGAATTCTTTACTTGGATTCTAATATTATTATCAACTTATCTAATTATTAAATATTTCATTATTCGAGAAATATTAGGTAATAAAAATGAACTACCCGCTGCACAACATAGTATATCAACACCACTCCCACCATTACCAAATACACCCGCTATGTCACCTAATACAAAACAAGAAAAATATTATCAAGAACATTTTTATATTTGATACTGAACTCCTTTAATTGATATTTTAGGAGGTGGTGGTGGAGGTGGATCATAATTACACAAATGTAATGATGTATTTATTGCTTTCTTATTTTCTATTATTTGCGGTATAGATTTATAAACATAATCATAATTATTTGTCATATCTAGAAATTTTGTATTCAAATCTGTATTCATTTTTGTCATATCTTGTGAAGCCGTTAAACAACTTGTATTATTACTATTTAATTCTTGAAACTGAAATGTTAATTCACTTAATTTAGATCTTAAATCTAAATTCCTTTTCTCTAATATTTCATTCTCATTCTTTATTATATCCATATTCTTATTACATCGTTCTATATATGAATTATCTGATGCTATCATTAATTTTAATTGATTTGTATCATTGTCTAATTGTAAATTATTCGTATCTGATTCAGTTTGTTGCTTTAATATTTCACGCTTACATTTTTCCTTTGATGATTGTAATTCTAAATTACAATCATTTATATTTTTCTTCTCATTTGCACACATTTTTTCTATATTTTTATTAAGATCCTTACAATTACAAATACAATCCTCAAAATTTTCTGTTAATTTATTATTTGATAATAAATATAATAAAATTATTAAAATTATAATTATTATTATTAATAATATTAACATTAACATTTAATTTAATATTTATAGATATTTATTTGCCAAATTGATAATTTGATTGTTGCTCTATATTTAAATTCTTCTTACGATCATCTGCTCTCTGTTGTACATTTGTATTATATTTATAACTGAATGATGCACATTTATCTATATTATCTATAAAACCCATATAATCATTCGCTACATTATAAAAATCATTCGTTACACCTTGATATCTTTGTGTAGCTGTCGTAAAATTACCTGTCATATCTTTTAATTGAAGACCTAAATTATTATAATTTGTTTGACATGCTTGTGTATCCTTATTTACTAATATTATACTATTTTGTAATTCTACAATCTGTTTCCTTAAAATATCATTCTCATTAAATAAAATCTTATTTTGTGTCATCATCTCATCGTACATCTTATTACAAGTTTCTAGTCTCATCTTTGAATCACCTATATCTAATCGTAATTGTGTCGTTTCTGAACTTTGATTTAATTGACCATTTGCTGCTGCGATTTCTAATTGTCCCTTTTCTGCTATACATTTTGTATCTTGTTCTGCTAAATTATATTTACATTGTTGTAATTCTAATTCTAAATCTGAACAACCTGCATCTATTTTTGTTTGTAATGCATTACAATCACATGCACAAGGATCTAATGGTAAAACTATTTGGTCTTTTTTGTCTTCTATTATTGGTTGGACTTCTATTATTGGTTCATATACTTGACTTTCTTGAGCTTTTTCTTGAGCTTGTTTTTGAACCTGTTTTTGAGCCTGTTCTTGTTGTTTTCTTGTTGGTGGTATTATTAAACTTGGTGGAGGTTCTAATAATATCGTGTCATACTGGGGTGTTAATTGATCTTGCTTTTTCTCGGGTAATTTTGATGAAAATTTAGTTACTACTGTATTTATAGGCATTATTTCATCAAAATTTTCAAGATTTTTATTACATTTATAAGGTTGATATAATATTAATATGATTAATAAAAATATTAGTATTAAAATAATATACCTCATTTTAATATAAGTAAATATATTTATACATTTATCATATTATTAGCTACAGATAGATCATTATATATGATATGTTTCGTTGTCCTTTTGTCTATTATTAATAAATTTGGATTTTTAACTGTCTTTCTCTCTTTATATATTATAATCTCAAATTGTAAATTATAATATTTTATTATCGAATCTGTAGTATCTATTTTATAATCATCATTCATTAACTTTTTAACAAAATTTATTATTTCCATATTTTATTTTTTTAATTGTTTTTATTAATAAATTAAAACACACTTAAGGATTTCAGTATTTATAATAGATAATAATGGATAAAAATAAAATTACGAATTCTAAAGATTTACTTATGCTCTCCTTATCAAAATTTTATACTAAAACTACTATTAATAAAATATTACCAATTATTGAAGGTGAATCTAATATATCATTAAGACTCATTGACTGGTTTGTTACAAATTACTCTAAAAAATATAATACTGTCATCACAAAAGAAAAAAATAATAATATTATACATTTTAACGTTTATCTTAGTTATAGATCCCAACTTAAAGCATACTCTAAACAACTATTTGATCCATTCAGAAGAAGAGATCGAATTACATTCTTCTATGATAAAGAAAATAATATAGAAACTACTATCGGACAACTTAATTTCTTTAGATGGATTGTACAAAACGATATACTCGAATATATTGTTTCAAATATTAAAGATATAGAAACAGATATGATTAATATACAAAAAGAAAATCAAAGTAAAAAAAATAATGATGAAAATATGAAAATTAAAACAATTCAAACTGATAATGGTATTGTTTTACAAAGAAGGAAAAAAAGAATACAATTATCTAAATCATCTGTTAAAAATATGAATCTCACAAATGGACAAAGAAAAATAGAATTTGAATAAATTTTTTATTATAGTCAGACCAATGAATTCTGGAACACTTAATATTTAAATAAAAGTATTTAAGAATATATATTTTTCTAATTTTTATCACTACTTAAAGATAACA